CTTTCCAATTCTTCATGTCTTTTATTTCAGCTTCCAATTCTTTGAATAAATTTTTGCGTAGGACCAATGCGTCTTTAGTTAGTTCTTCTTCTTTGGCTAAATATAACGGCTCATCAAAATCATCGCTGATAGATATTTGATTTTTGTACAGTCCTTCAACTCTTTTTTTCTTCTTGAATACTTTGCTAAGAAGTCTTTTCATTTCTGTTTTAGAGTATTTAAGCAACCAATCAGCTCTTTCCCAGCAAGGAACCCAGCGACTGATTAACCCTCGCGATAACGTATAGTGTTGTACGTGTGTTTGATCACTTTTGCTGATATTGTCATGCTGAACAATAAATTCTTCAATTTCTCTATTTCTTCGGCTGAATTCTACCAAATCAATTTGTTTGCGACGATAATTTCTTAGGTTTTTTTCTTGTTCGCGTGATGCATCAGATAAGGTTTTCATGGAATTATCTTACACAAAGAATAATGTTTCATCAAGCAATGTGGAACTGCAAGTCAGGGCTGTTCAGCGAACAGTTAAACAAATAACCCACTCAAAATTCCTCCAGCAACATCATCAGACCATCCAGCCATCATACGCAATGCCCTTAAACTAGATTTAGATTGAATTTTTTCTTTATAAATCCTTATTAAATTGATAATAATTTTACGAATTACTGACATGTTTTCTGCGGCATTTTTAATTTGACTATCATCTTCTTTAAAAGTTACATCCAGAACCCAATGTACACTATTTTCTACCAACCAGTGTTGCCTAGCATAATTAAAATGTTGTTTGGCATCAGCTTCTAAACTAGAAATATACATTCTTTGTTCAATACTGCTTTCGCCTTTAATAAATCGTTCAGATTCTATCATGCTAATACTTTTTAATTCGTGCCATCCTTGATTTTTAAACCAATCTGGTGCAGTAATACTCCAACATTTTCTAATTTCTACTCGGCCATGACCTTTATCATATTCTTCATAAAAACTAAAAGATGTAACATTTTCTTTTTGTGTAAACAAATACATCGCTTCAGATTCTAATGTACTCTGGTTCCCTTTTAGAGCTAGAAAATAATTAGCTTTTTTATCTATAATTTTAGTAGCAATATCTTTTTGACAGCCCATCGCATCTATACTAATAACTGCTCCTTCTATATTTAGATCGTCAAGCAATTTAGGTATTTCTGGTATTTCGTTAGTTTTTTCACCTACCATTCGTTGTGCTAATACAAGTCCTCGTTTAGTAGCAAACGCATTTAATACATGGCTTGCTTTTTTTGAACTAGTTCTACTGCCACGAATAGTTTTACCATCAATTGCTATTAATTCTTGAGGAATAAGATCCGCTAAATCTTTAGTCCAACTAGAAAACCACTGCTCAAATTTGGTTTTATCAATCATCCCAATTACAGTGCTTAATGTACTTTTAGAAGGAATACCGTGTTTATATGGAAAATATTTTTTTAGAAAATTGATCTTTTGTTTACCATACTCAATAATAAGATCCCAGCTTTCTGCACAGCCTAAAACTCCAGTAAAGACTAAGAATAGTATCTCATCTAATGGATATAATACTTTTTCATCTTGTCTGTAATCATCTATTTCTTGAAAAAAATTAATAAATTCTTGCTTGCTTTTTGCCAACATGGTGTCATCTCCTAATAATTTTTTTATTAAAAGATAGTAACAAAAAATGTTGGCTATAATCTAGCTAACTGTTCGCTGAACGGCCCTGATTCACGGCGTAATTTAAAATATAGCATATTTTTATAGATTATTAAATATTTATTTTGTATATATAGTTATAAGAAGGCTGACATTACACGCTATGTAAAAAATACAATCTAATACACATATTCATAATTTATTTTTTTCACACTTATGATAAAAATTTAACTAACATATAATGGTAATTAAATCATAAGAAATATACTAATAATCCCTATCGCTGAACGGCCCTGACTGCAAGTGAAGTGGAACTAGAAGGAATCGAACCCCCGACACAAGGATTTTCAATCCTTTGCTCTACCAGCTGAGCTATAGTTCCGATAAAATATATTGGAGCTGGCAGGACTCGAACCTGCGACCATAGCGAATAAATACATACACATGCTCTGACCAACTGAGCTACAGCCCCGATAAAATATATTGGAGGCGATGGGAGTTGAACCCATGTCTGTAAGTACAACTATCAAGCATATCTACGTGTGTAGCTATTTACTTTATTGCAATAAACTCAAATAGCCTGAGCTAATTGCACCGCCCCTGTCATGCTTTATGTGTCAAATTCAGGTATTCAGCACACTATCATATGATTGCGACTATCAACAGAAAGAGCATATGAACTCTATCAATGATAGGCATTAGTCTGAGTTGTTCAGGCAGCTAATGCGTAGAATGTTTCATCTGCATTTGCAAATGTCGCTACAAAATTTAACGAGTTGTGTGGCCTTCTCGACACGCATACTAGATATTGTTGCTTACATCGAAGCCAAATACGCCCCCATGATCATTATAGAGATACGCTGTGGAAAACAGGAGACTAATGACATACCGAACCACAGCATATCTTGGATAAGATTACCATGTGTGGGATACGGAAGCAAATTGAGTGTGCCAGGAAATATTCTACGTGGAACATGTGTCATTTGGCTATCCTGTGATATGGGATGAGCAACAAATTCATCAATACTTGTTGCGATTGACGTGGTTGATGTATAGATATCTAGGTCTCTATATATGTAGGCATCTATACGTCTAGCTATTTATGTATTTGCAATTTAGCGTATATTTTGGTATAAGAAATATTGAATATATACTCACGAATAAACATGGAACCGTTTATGGAAAAATTTCACGGAATGAAATACAGCAACAATTTGCTCAACAGCAATTCAACAGACATGTCGGCTAATTCCTCGGTAGATATTTTGGACGATATCTCAGCGGAAATATCTTCGGAAAATTCAATAGATACCACAGAATTGGACGCAAAACTAACAGATGATGGTTTTGTTCAGTTAGAGAAAAGGCTATGTAAAATTGATACTGTAAATGTGGTTACGCTATACATGAATGATATAGCTCAATATAAGTTGCTTACCCCTAACGAAGAAAAATATTATGCAACTCGAATGATTGAAGGGGATGTCAGCGCAAAAAATCATCTCATCAAGTGCAACCTGCGATTAGTTGTCAATATAGCTAAAAGATATATCGGTAATGGATTGGATTTGTTAGATTTGATTGAAGAAGGTAATCTTGGATTAATTCGAGCTGTAGAAAAATTCGACCCAGGAAAGGGCTTTAGATTTTCTACATATTCTACGTGGTGGATTAAACAAGCTGTTTGTCGAGCCTTAGTGAACCAAGGCAAAAGTATCAGGGTTCCGGTGCACGTAATACATGAACTAAATGTTTACCTAAAAAAAATGTCTGAACTAACCAGTGAGCTTGCTAGTTATGTAACTGTTGCTCAGGTTGCAGATTCTCTCACGAAAGATAGTTTATTGAGGATAGAGAATTTATCTGGGGCAGATGGTGTTGCTGTTGAGATGACAACAGACGTTTGTGAAAGCGGTTCGAAAACGGTTCGAAGATGGGGGTCAGCGGGGAGCAACTCGAAGATAGCTTGCAAATTCATCGAAGGTAATCCGAAGGCAACCCGAGGGCAACCCGAAGGCAACTCGAAGGCGGTCGAGGGCAGTCGAAGGCGGTCGAAGGCAGTGAAAGCTGACCGTGTGCGAAAAATATTGAACTATAGTGGAGATACATTATCCTTAGATTCTCCTATTGAAAGTCTTACCCTAGAAGATGATGTAAATCACATCATCTTTGCTGACAGTATTGCTGATGAGGAAATCATTTCTCCACCATATGTTGTGCAGAAAATGAAAACTAAGCAACTTATATATGAATGTCTAAATATGTTGGACGATAAAGAGCGTATTGTATTGGCAAAAAGATATGGTTTCTTTGATGAAGATGCTGGCACACTGGAAGATGTTGCTGCACAAATTGGGTTAAGTCGTGAAAGAATTCGACAGATACAGAAAAAGGCATTAAAGAAATTGAAGTCATTATTGGAAAAAAGAAATATTACGTTGGATTTATTGTATGAATGATTTTGCTATGCAGCGAATACCTATAGATGCACCATATTCAACTCCTGCTGAGCATAACCGGTTGCAGCGCGAATTGAGTTATCTACAGCTTGAAGTTTCGCAGAAAAAACATTATATTGACAGAACTAGAACTAAAATTTGTGAGGGCTGGATAGATTGTCTGGCCGCACAAGAAGCACGAATGAAAGAATTGGAAAATCAATTACAGGGAGCGTTCGCATATGACTCAAGAAGGGATTATCAGGATATTGCCAACATTTGGATCTGAAACACTTGCCGACAATGAAAGAGTATTCATGATCTATCAAAGTGAAGTATTAGATAATAATGATGGTGGAGTGGTTACATTCAAAGTCACCACCGATCAATTGTTATCCGCTGAAGGATTTGAAGTAAAGTTTTTCCCTCAATTATTTACTCGTGTAGCAAAGCAAACAAGTCCTGTTGTGGTATCTCCTCAACCAGCAGTTGCACAAGTTGATGGCCACGCTAATGGTGATTCCTCCGGTACTGTGAAAGTTGGCGAATTAGTGACTGGTAATGAGGAAAGTTGGCCACCAGCTGCATAGCAATAGATGTTGATAGGGGAGCTGATATGCCAAGAAGAAATAATGCAATGAAAAAACATTCCTCTAGGAAACCAGCAAATAGTTCTCCTGTCAACGATACTGTGGCACTCATATGGGAATGAAAGCCGACATCCTGGCTTTGCAAAAACAAATCAAACCAAAAATTTCTGTACGTTTTGTGTATTCCATGGCTGAAATAAAGCCTATTGAAGGAATGATATATATTGTATACAAGCAGCAAAAATAAGCAGCAAAAAAAACAATATCTACTATACTGAATATATCAAGGAACACAGATAATCTATTACGCAAGGATGCGTTACTTTTATGCGTAGAAATACACAGACAAATGTAAATAGTACTAGCAATAATGCTGGTGGAAGCCGATCTGATTCGTCTTCTAGGCGATCACGTTTGGTCACTACATTAGGTGCAGTAAGTGCTGATAGTGGCAATAGTCGCGGTATGTTTGATGCAGCCATGAAACCATTTGCTGTTAGCAAATATGGTCAAGAACGTCACGCCAGATCGTTAGATCCAAATAATTTTCTGCGTGGGTATAGCTTTGTGGGTCCTGGTACCGAATTACATTTACGCGATCAACTAAAAGATTCTACTCCATTAAATTCATTAGATCGTACTGCAAAAGCGCATGATTATGCATACGGTAAAGAAGCTCAAGAATATTCAATTGATCGCAACAAAAACAAACACATGCAAAATATTTGGAAAGCTGATAGTAGTTTCATTGCATCAACATTCCTCAATAGAGATGATCCGGTGATGGGAACTATTGCTGCTGGAATGATTGGCATGAAGATGCTAGGAGAAAAAACTGGATTATTGGATGCCAAGAGATTTTCAGGAATACAAGATCAACCTGGACAACAGTCAGATAATGGTGGTCTTGGGCGTGGAAGACAACGGATAGCCCCGTTAGTGTCGTCACCAACAAAGGCTAAAGGTGGTGCTTCATTGCGTAATAAGAAAGATGAATTTTTGTGGGATAACTATTAGGAGAATAAGATGGGGCAAAAGATAGGGAAAATAGCTGGTGGAATAATTGGTGGAGTTGTGGGTTTTTTTACAGGAGGACCAGCTGGCGCTGCTTGGGGGGCTGCGAAAGGTGCTGCTGTAGGAATGTTTGCTGGAAATTCATATGATCAGCAACGCGCCAACAAAAAGGAAATGAAAGCTTATCACCAAAATGCAGAAAACATGTACAACGAACAATCGTCTCAAATCCGTGATGAACAAGCAAGAATAGCTGGTGAATCATCTCGAATCCGTGGTGAACAAGCAAATCAACAACAACGAATAAATAGAAGATTAGCAAGAAGTAATCGCGCTAGACATGGGGCTATTTTTGGTGATGAAAATGATGATAGATTAGGTAATTGATGGCCAAGTACTTGATGTACATATAGTCTGAGATAATTTGACGGCTGATACATTGACAGTCTAACACATTGACAGTCTAATACATTGATATCGAAATACACAAATACCAAGGATGGTAAATGCTGCAAGAACTAGAACAACTCAAACGCAGATACAAAAAAGCGCGCACTAAAGCTGATATGTGGGCTCCATTATTTGAGGCTTGTTATCACTATACTGTACCTTCTCGCAATATGTATTATTGGACCTCGCAATATCAAGGTGCCATCAAAAATGCAAAAGTCTACGATACCACAGGTATAGCAGGTTTACGCAATTTTGTTTCCAAGATGCAAGCTGGATTATGTCCCACACAATCACGTTGGTTTTTGTTTGAGTCTGGTGAAACGGTTCCCCAAGAAGCAAAAGAAGAACTAAATAAAGCTTTGCAGAAATATTCTGAGACCATCTACTATTACCTCCGCAAAAGTAATTTTGATGTATGTGTGGCAGAGTCATTCTTTGACTTAGGTATTGGTACAGGTTGCTTGATTTGCAATCCTGGAAAAAATGACGACGATCCATTGGAATTCTACAGTGTTCCGTTGGCTAGAGTTGCAATAGAAGAAACCATCACCAATACACTTGAGACTAATTTTCGTTGGTGGGATGAAGTACGTATGGAAGACGTATTCGAGTTGTGGCCAACAGCAAAATTTACTTCCACTATGTTGGCTCAGTATGAAGAAGACAATAATGCTGTAGTGAAGACCTTAGTTGAAGGCACAATATATTTCCCAAATAACCCCCCTAAGAAAAAATACCGATATATAGTTTTCTCTGAGAACGACAGTAGCGAATTTATTGTAGACGATTGGCTAGAGTCATCACCATGGATAGTGTTCCGCTGGAGCAAGATAAATAATGAAACCCATGGAAGGGGGCCGGTAGTTGATGCGTTGCCAGCGATAATGACGCTCAACGAGCTTATGAGGTTGGAGTTTGCGTCAGCTAACTTCAATGTTGCGCGACCTATCATGGCATACTCGGATGGTGTATTCAACCCATTCACTATGCGTTTGGAAGCTAACTCTGTGATACCGGTTGCGCCAAATGCTAATGGACAATGGCCATTGCAACCTTTTCCTGACACATCTCCACCGCAATTCACACAGACGCTAGCATTAGATTTACGCCAGCAGATTAACACAATGTTGTTTGCGAACCCTATTGGGCAGGTGCAAGACAGTCCAAGTCGTACAGCTACTGAGTTAATGTTCCGACAAAAGAATTTAGCTGAGGAAATTGGCAGTGCGTTTACACGTCTACAAAATGAATTTCTCAGTAAAGTGTTGAAACGGGTTGCATATATTTTGGAAACTCGTGGATTGATCGAAAAAATCATGGTTGACAATCGCGTGATCAAGTTGAGCTACAAGTCGCCATTGGTTATTGCGCAGGGCAGTCAAGATGTTCAGTCATTTATTCAGTGGTTTCAGTTGATGCAAGGAGTTCAGGGAGCTGAAAATGCAATAGTGAATTTGAGGCCAGAAAGATTTGCTCATTGGAGCGCAAATAAAATGGGTGTTGATTCAGATCCGATAATACCTGAACAAGAACTAGCTAAATTCTTTGGTGAGCAATCAGAAAAACGTCAAGAGCAAGAAATGATGATGATGGAACAACAGCAAGCACAACAACAGCAAGGAGGCGGTAGTGCATCATAGTAATTGCTGCAAGCAACAAACAGGAAATGCTAATGCACAATAGCGGCGAATATTTCAACCCACTGATCATGCCTGAAGAACCTGAGGCGTACAAATTATATCGCGATAAGGCTAGAGATACACACAAAGAAGCTGAACAATTGCAGTCGCTGTGCTGGGAAGTATTTATTGTATCTCCTGCTGGCAAAAAATTGATGGAAATCTACATGGATAAGTTTGTTATCCCAGCAAAGTTCCTACCTACAGATGTTGGAGCTGAGAGATTAGCTATGTATTGGCATGGCTACAAGGATGCAATTCGAGGCATGAAAGATAATGGACTAGCACATATGAAGCGTATTAGCGGAACTACAATAGCAAAGTAGATACCTAGCAATATAGATATCTAGGTATGTAGATGTCTAGGCGTCTATATATCTAGGTATCTACACGAATAATAATGAAACGATAAATATGTAAACCTATAGTGGACAAAAAGGAGAAGTAATTTATGGAAGACAACTTAGCTAATATCGGACTAGCTGAAGGTAACGTGCCAACCGAAACAACTGCAATTGTGCCAGAAGTTGTAGCGCCGCAGTGGTATGTAGATGAAGGAGTGCCAGGAATGGGTGCCCGCCCTGAATACTTGGAAGAAAAATATGGATATGTGATGGCCAAACAAGCCAAGGCATACAAAGACGCGCAGAAACTACTTGGAACACTTCGCCCAGCCCCTGAGGAATATGATTTCGGCGAGCAGCAAGAATATATCGACAAAGAAAATCATCACATCAAAAATTTTATTCTTTATGCCAAAGAAAACAAAATCCAACAAGAAACATTTGGAAAAGTAATCAACACTCTAGTTGAGTATGATAAATCCAAACAACCAAACACATCTGATGAGATCGCAAAGCTTGGCTCAGATGGCATACAGAAAATCAACACATTGCAAAACTGGATCAAGAACAACCTTACTCCTGAATCAGCAAAAGCATTGGAAAAGCTGCCAGTCAGAGCAGAAGTTGTATTGATGCTTGATGAGGTTCGTCAATTGCACATGAATACGTTAGCTAAGATACCTGCGGATACACAAAAAGGTCCTGCATTTAGTCCAATATCCAAAGCTGAAATTGAAGCTGAAATGTTTGCAAATTATCCAAAATATCAAAATGATCCTGCATATAGAGCTCAGATAACGGCAAAATTTGCTCAACTGATGAGTTCAGGCAAAGAATGAAAAAAGCTGTTGGTATTTGTTTACCTGATGCTGAACGTCAACTATGCGAAGTATATACTCGTGTCATGGGATACATTCGGCTAACAACTGAATTCAACAAAGGTAAACAAGCTGAGTATATTGAAAGAAAATACTACACATTACTGATGCCTGAAACCGATCTCTGAACATGCAAATAAATAATACGGTGAGCATGTTGAATTCCTGAGATCTGCTATACTGAAGTATCACGCATCAAACTATGTGTGGATACTCATGACGAGCAGACCCAAGAGGATTATCTGTATCTAGTATGAAAAGTAGACCCAGGAATGGAAACTCTATCACCAGAAAAATATAGCCCTTGAAGACACTCTGAATTCGATGACCCATGGAAGGGTAGATAGTGAAACAAAATTGCATTAGATAAAATCTAGTGCGGGAAATGTTTTATTTATTTTTTGGCATGGAGGCCAACATCATGAGTATAAGTTTAACAAATGTCCAACAAACAGAGTTCGATGCTCTGGTTAAGGTGGAATATAGATCTCGCGGATTCATGTTGCGCGATACAGTAAGATTGCGCACAGATATCATAGGCAACACTTGTCAATTCAGAAAAGTTGGTCAAGTAATTGCCAACCAAGTTGCATACCAAAACACTATTAGCATTCAAGATGCTACATTTACTGGATATATCGCCACATTGCTTAAATATGCGGCCGGCACTGGGGTAGATTCCATAGAAGATTTGACTGTAAACTTCGATACCAAAAGAGAATTAGCATTAGTTGTAGCTATGGCGATTGGCCGTAGAAGCGATCAAATAATCATTGATGCAATGACAGCTGCTACTACAAATACCAATGTTGATCCAACGTCTCCTACTCCTGATGTGGCAACCGGAAACGCAACAGTTGATGCTGCCAACAATGTGATCATGACCGGAAATAGCAATATGACTTATTCAAAGTTGAGAAATATTGTGCAGTACTTTGATCAAGATGCAGTTCCTGTTGCTGAAAGATTTGTAGCAATGTCTGGCAACAATTTACGTAATTTGTTAAACGATGAAAAAATTATCAGCAGATTCTACACATCTAATGATGCTGTATCTGATGGTTCGTTAAACTACAAAGAGTTGTTAGGGATGAATGTTCGCACATTGCCATCGATGACCGAAGGCGGCTTACCTGTGAATGTGGGGTCTGTGCCAACTGTTTTAGTTAATACCTCCACTTCAGCCGCTCCGTTAGCCAACCAAAGTATTCGTACTTGCTTTGCGTGGCACAAAATGGCTGTTGGTATGGCAATCGGACAAGACATGCGTACCGAGGTTAGCTATCTTCCAAGAGAAACTACCTGGTTCGTTAACGGATTATTCTTTGCTGGAGCTACCGTTGTAGATAATCGTGGTTTCTTCAAGATATTCTGTAATGAATCTGATGTAACCTAATAGTAGATAAATTAACTAAATACAAGGACGTATAGAAATGTCATTCAATGCTCAGGGTTTGAATCTAAGTACATATAGTGCTAACGAGATTGCTCCTAGAATTCACACTTATACTTCGAGTGAAGATACGCTTGATGCTATTACATCAAATGTAAATTACTTTGGGAGTGTTGCGCCCTCACTTTCTGCGAATGACCTTTTCTATATATCTGACAGCACCAAATTACCTAATGGCAAAGGATTATTTTATGTGGTTAGCGTAAGTATATACAGTAAGACAGTTGAATTGAATGCACTAGGCAATACTGCTAGCCCGGTTGCTGCATATATCACTGTTGCATCATTGGCTGCGTCTACCTACCGTATTACTGGATTTGATGCAAGTAACGATACATTGACTGCTGCTATTCCTGCTGCGAATGTAGTAGTTAATGGTATTTATCCAATTTCGTTTGGAGAATCGGGTTTATTGCCATATACCGACCCAGAAATTTTTAGCACAATCGAAAATACTGTACTTGAGCCAGCACCTGGACTTCCAACTACTGCATTTTATTTCATCAAGATTGTAGCGATAGCTCCTGCGGTAACATTTAGTATATATTCTACACTTGCAGACGCAACAGCTGGCAACAATGTTTATGTTATCATAAATGGTGGTAGTAACGCTGAGATAGTTTTTCCATATCAATTGAACACTGATTATGGTTATTTTGCTACCAATGAAGTTGTGGTTGCTGAGGCTCTTGCGTTTACTTTACCTCCCGCAGCTAACCTCAATATTGGAGATACAATTCATTTCTCTAATGTAAACGGAGGGGGTTGCTATATATTCCAAAATGCAGGACAACGTGTAGCGATAGGGTCTGGTGGATTATTTGACACAACCGGAACCGGGCAGACCACACTTCTTGATGGGGTTGCCACAGCTAATTATCTATACTCAGAGACCGCCGGACAAACATTTGATTTGGTAGTGTTATCCAACATCAATGGACAAACTGTGTTTAATTTAGTTAATGCAGCAAACATAAACAATGAATTACAGATTTTGTGAATAATATTTATTTAGATACAGCAACAAGGATGTTGGCATGGCAATACTCAACGGTTTACTGGGACAAATAGTTGCTGGTAGTGGCATAGGATTTACACAAAATGGTGCTGGAGCAATTGTAGTTTCCACAACTCAATCAGCAACAACTACATCTATAAATGCTGTAGCTACATTTGCTGATACTAGTGGTGCTCTGAAGGATTCAGGCGTTGCAATTGATGCTAGCAACAACATTACTGGTGCAAACAATGTATCTTGTACAGAGTTAATGTTGAACAGCAACAATAGCAATTACGTTTCTTTAGCATCTCCATCAGCATTACCTGCATCAGTTAATTACACTATGCCGGTCACTATAGGTGATGCCGGCAATTTACTTGTGATCAATACTGTCGATGGAAATACTGCTCAGTTGTCGTGGAGTACTGCTGGTGGTGAAGGAATAATCACCACAGTAAATGGAACTACAGGAAGAATTACTGTGAGTGCAGGCGTTGCACCAAACATTGATATTGATGCTGGATATATTGGCCAACCATCAATCACTACAGTTGGCACGATCACATCAGGCACATGGTCGGCAGCCAATCTAAATGAATCCCAAATAACCAATCTAAGCTCTAGTCTTGCATCGTGCGAAAAATTTGCCAACAAAGGTTCAGCCAATGGATATGTTGGGCTAGATGATAATGAATTAGTGCCAGTTGCAAACTTACCTGAATTGCCAGAATCTCAAATAACAAATTTGACTGTCAATCTTGCAGCCTGTGAGAAATCTGCTAACAAAGATGTAGCATCAGGATACTGTCCATTAGATAGCAACGTGCTTGTTCCGATCGCAAACATCCCTGAATTATCTGAATCTCAAATAACCAATTTGACTGCCAATCTTGCATCATGCGAAAAGTCTGCTAACAAAGATGTTGCTTCAGGCTACTGTCCGTTGGATAGCAATGTACTTGTGCCAGTTGCGAATATACCCACACTTGCAGAATCTCAAATAACCAATCTTACATCTAATTTGCTAGCTTGCGAAAAGTCTGCAAACAAAGGTTTAGCTGGAGGATATTGTCCATTAGACAACAGTGAACTTGTACCGGTTGCAAATATACCAAATATTGCCGAATCGAAAATAGTGAATCTAAGCACTGATTTAGCTGCATGCGAAAAATTAGCTAACAAAAATATTGCTTCAGGATATTGCCCATTAGATAGCAATGTACTTGTGCCAGTTGCGAATATACCAAACATTACCGAATCAATGGTGACTAATCTTGTTGGAAATCTCAGCACAATAAACACAAACATCTCTACCATAGATAGCAATATTTCCACAATCAATACAACATTAACCACTAAAGCTGATTTAGTTGGTGGTGTATTGCAAGCATCTGAAATACCAACTTCTGTGCCGTTAACCATTAACGCAAAAACAACAACTAACAATGTAATCACATTAGCTACAACAGATATTGCCAACTGTGAAAGCACTACCAACAAGAATGTTGCTGGTGGATATGCACCATTAGATAGCAGTGGATTTTTGCCATTAGCTAATCTTGGCAATTGTGTTGGCAATACCATTACACTATATGTAGATAACAAATATACTGGGGCAGTAAATGATGGTAGCGTACTGAAACCATACACAACTATCATGGCAGCCATCAACACAATTGGTGGCGCACCAACAAGCAATGCAGATGTAAACTTGATGAATAGATTCATTATACACATCAACGGTGGTCAATACGATGAAGAAGTAACCATACCTGGTTCACGTCACATCACACTACTTGCTGATGGTTTAGTTGTGCTAGGAGATGGTAATTCCGGCGGTTATTCTCAGTATTATGCAACCAGTACCATTGCACGAAACATCAACATACAGTTATTTCGCAACACCAGTCAAACTCACAACTATTACTTGGCTACAACTATACTTACATCGACAGTTCACACTCAGCATGGAGCTGCATATATTCATGAAGGGCTAAAAGGCGGCTGGCAAATATCTGGTGTAATCAATGTTTGTGCATTACCTGGTGGTAGTCAGGGTTCTAGTCTTGCTGACTGTGAAATGCAATTCAATCAAGTTCGCTGCATGGATCAATCTGCCACTGGTTGGTTCATCAACAACACTTCTACTGCAACATCTTGGACAGCAAACATCAATGTCCATTGCGTAGGTTGTAGAGGTAATGGAATAAACTTTGCATATAGCGCAAATTTCAGCAACTTCAATCTATATGAAGTAACAGAATGCTACTTCGTTAATGTACTTAATGTTGCTCGTATGGGCGCAATGAACCACACTACATTCTACGCTAGTGGTGGTTTTTCTGCAAATACATTGACTGGAATTTCCAGCACATATCAACCATACTACAGCGAGATGATAGATTGCACCTGTCAAACTGGATCGTCATTTTCCACCACTTCAGCAAATACACTATTTGTAGACAACGCTACATGGATGAAATCAGGTGGAGCAATTACTGCAACTGGTTTGCTCACACTAAATATTGATTATGGATTTCCAAACCAAAGTGCATTTTCAGGATTAGTTAACGGCCAGGTGATTTCATGGAATAGTGCTAGCAATGAGTTCGTGAACACTACCCCTTCCGCTGGTGTAACGCAATTATCTTTGCTCACAGATTGCAGCACAAGTGGAGTAGCGAACGATCAACTGTTGGTGTACACCTCTGCAAGTTCATTAAACAAATGGACTCCATACACACTTAGCGGTGCAGTCTTCAATGACAGCACTAAGACTATTACTGTATCGTCTGGTGGAGTAACTAGCAATATTGCAACTGCAAATCAAACAACAGTATCTGGTGCAACAGGAGCTGTAACTATTGGGCTAGCAAATAATTTAGTATTGCCTGGTACTGGTGGTGTTACGTTACCACAAGGAAGCACTGCTTCTCGTGCTGGCGCAGCTGGAACAATTAGATTTAACGGCCAATCATCTGTATTTGAAGGTACGGTTGACGGAACTAATTGGGCAGCCTTTGAATCATCCGCAACTGGTGTGGTAAGTGTAGCTGGTACATCTGGGTACATTACCTGTTCACCAACTACTGGCAATGTAATTGTAGGAATTGATCCTGCTTATGTTGGACAATCATCGATAAATACGCTTGGTACAATTAGTTCCGGGTACTGGCACGCTGGTATTGTAGCTGGCACATACGGTGGTACAGGAATAAATAATGGTGCTAGCACTATCACTGTTGGCGGAAATCTCAGTACTATTGGAGCATACACCACAGCGTTGACTTGCACTGCAAATACCACACTGACACTGCCAACGAGTGGAACCTTGGCCACCACATCACAGATACCATCTTTTCCGTTATCTCTCAGCAATGGCGGTGCTAATGCAGCTCTTACTGCCTCAAATGGCGGTATAGTTTATTCTACAGCATCAGCACTTGGCATCCTTGCTGGTACTGCAACTGCAAATCAAATGCTATTGTCAGGCTCTAGCACTACTCCTGTTTGGTCAAGCGTGACTCACCCAAGTACAACAACTGCAAATCAATTATTGTACTCGTCAGCTGCAAACACAATTGCTGGACTTGCGACAGCTAACAGTAGTGTGCTAGCAACTAATTCTTCTGGCGTACCTTCATGGATTACATTCAACACCTCTAATTTGGCCGACGCAAGTTTCAGCAGCTTATCTGACAAAAATATTTATCGATACAGCTTCACAGCAGGTAAATGGCAAAATACAGCCGACCTTACTGTAGCAGAAGGGCAGATAGCAACATTGCTGGTATCTACTGGAGTTCTCAAGAATACTACCGGCACTACACAAAACACCACTATTGTCACAGCATATACGGACGGAACTGATAGCAATATTCTACATGGCAACAACACCTCACCAAGCAACATGACACCTACCGCAGTTACTTTGTATCCAGCGGACAATATTGGAATCAATGGCTACAAAATCTATGATGGCGGTCACACTGACTGGAATGGCAGCAACACCACATCATACTTGAGGTATAATATCGACTACGGCTCTGCGTTCCAAGTATATTCTTTCAATTGGGCATTAAACGGCACTCCATCAAATCCATCAAATATCAACTTCAATGTTTATGGTGCTAATCTTGCGAGTTGTTATACTGATACTGCATATAACACAACTAATCTAACTTTACTTGCTGGTGCGGTTCAATTAACTACACAAAATGGTAGTGTAGCGATAACCAACACAAGTTCTTTCAGATATATTGTCATCACTGTGCAAGACTTCACTAATTCCTCAAGTAGTTATTCCACAAATGGTGGTGGATTCTGGGTGATGAAGACTGCTGGTGGCTATACCAACTTAGTGCTCAATACAGATTTCACTTTGGCAACCGATGCAACCACAGGCAATCCAGCTCTCACTTATACTGATAGTGCCGCATCAAATCTTACCTACAATCTAAATACACTC